AGAATAGATTCTACTATTTTATCAACTACTGATTCTCTTAATTGTCTGTCTTTTGGAGCCATTGAGTTGTAAATTTCTTTGGCTTTATCTCCCATTCCTTTCTCTCCCATTAATTTAATTAAGCCCATAATCTTCTTTTCAGATGCTTTACCACTTACATACGATCTGTTATCATCACTCATTTCAAAATACCAATCATGTCTTGATATTAAATCTTTTAATATATCTTCGTTAGATTCTTGATTTTCTTCTAACTTTCTACTATTTATAATTTTATCAACAGCATTCTTAGTTCCTCCAAAACCTTTTACACCTTTACCACTTAATATGTATCTTAATTCTTCATCGGATATTGCAGGATCATTAATTTGCTTATTATATCTCATTCGTAAAATGTTTTCAGATCTACCATCTGTTTCTTTATTCAACTCTTCAGGTGATCGTTCGAAAGGTGTTATGTATGGATTTGATGAAGGTCTTGATAATATATCTCTATCATAAATACCTTCTTTTAATTCCATTTTAATTGTTTTTGGTTTACCTGGAGTGGTCATTTTTTGTACACCTTTAGAAGATTGAGCTTTCATATCCATTTCTTTTACTTTCTTAGGCATACCCGTTTTGTATTCACTTTTACCTGAATCTTTAACGTTTGATTTTGGAGCTGTTTGTTTATTATCTAAATCACCATACCCACTAGACTTATATTTACCTTTTGCTTCTTTAGGCTTACCTAAACCTGGAGCGTCTTCAGTATATCCCACTCCTTCTGTTCCAAATTGGCCGTTTTTAATGTAGTATAACGGGTCTTTAGATATGTTTTTAGTGACGATGTCCATTAATTGATCCTTTGTTTTATCTGCGTTTTTAGGCGCTTTTAATTCGGTATAAAATCCATTAAGTACTTCTTGACCACTTAAGTTATCGATATTTTTACGATTTTTGTTATCAAAATTATGAGCATCAGTATCTTCTACATATTTAGACACTTTTTTAGTATCAGCTTTAACTTTTTCTTCTTCCATTTCAGATAAGAAATTTTTAAATGCTATTTCATAGTCTTGTTTTGGAGATGGTTCCCAATCGTTAATGGGTCGTAATCCAACAAAATTCTCGTTAATTACCCCTCTATTTTTAAGGATTTTTTCGGTTTGTTCAAAATCAGAAAAATTAGTAATCATATCCGGATAAAGCGATTTTGCTTCCTTTAAAAATATATGTTTACTTCCTTTTCCTTCTTTAATAAGATTATATTGTGTTTGTAAAGTTTTCATTGTTTATTTAAAATTATGAATATAAAAATACGGGAGCACTATTTGCTGCTAAACTACAAGAAGTTATGACCATTGGGAATGTTGTTCCTGGAGCCATTGTAAATGGTACACCTGTTGCTTCTGAAATTACGTTATTAGTAAACGCATATCCATATTTAAAGCCTGAAATAATTGAACCGGATATTGCTGATACTGATCCTGTTCCTAAACATATCATTCCTGAAAATGCTCCGGTAATTGATTGACCGGCTGTTAAAAATGTTCCTCCTAAATTTACTGGGATATTTACCATGTTGTTTTTATTTTTTTAATATTTTTGTTATATCTAATAAGTAATCTTTTATTAAATCCGTACCATATACTACATCATAGGACTCAGGATTATTATTATAGTATTCTATTGTTTTTTGCCTAGCTTCTTTTAAAAGAGGTTGTATTTGTCCTATTAAATCTATAACTTCATCAAATCCATTTAAACGGGTTTGGTGGTATTGTTTAGGAGTTTGTGGTGTTTCTTCTTTTAATTTATATCTATACATATTATTATTTGTATGTTTTTCCCCATAAATCTTTATAATCTACAGCTTTAGAAGCATCAGCCTGTTTTTTACGATTAACTACTTTGTAACCGAACGCCTTTACATAATAATTATCTTCTACTCCATGTTCTGTTGCTTTTGGACCAGGTCCTAAATTTCCAGTTCCATATGTAGATTTATTAGTTTCAGTTACTTGATTTGGTGCTAATTTATACCCTAATTTATAGTAATAATTACTGGCTGTGCCTTTAGCTTTTTTGTTTGGATTAAAGGCAAATGGTGTAGCATATTGTTCTCCAGTACCTGTAGTCATTCCAGCACTACTAGCTGTTCCACCACCTGTTGTAGATTCTTCTTTTAATTTTTTAAGATATTCTTGACATATCTTTTTGATTTTGACTTTTAAATTATCCATTATTATGTTTTAATTCTTCTAAAAGCTCAAAATATTGAAGTAAATCAACCAAATTGTTTGTTTTAACTTTTTGATTTTTGTCAATCTCAGTCAATAGTTTACCTACTTCCTCTAGTTTAATTTTAACAACAACATCTTCTGTTTTGGTGATTTGAGTTTTTATTTCTGATTTGATTTCGTTTATCTTATCATTGTAAAATCTCATTAGTTTTGGGGCTGAGTCTATTGAATTAATAAATTCTTTTAATACTGTTTTTTGGTTTTCATTTAAATGAGCGTGTTTAGTATTAAATTTATCAAGTAAAATCTTATAAGTTAAAATACGTAAATCTTTATCATATGTTTGAAACTCCTCAATAATGGTTTGGGTGTGTTCTTTTTCTCTTTTAGGTTTTGTCAAATATTCTAAAAGTGTGGTTTTATTATTTATAGTAATCTGTGGATTTGAATATGTTGGATCACTATGTACTTCAAATAAAACATATATAGATGCTAATTCTTTGTAATTTGAAACTTTAGTTTTAAAAAATTCGTCTAGGTTATAATAGTCTTTTATTTCCTTGATTAAATTATATTTTTGTTTTCTTAAAGCTGTACGATTTAACTTTTTAGAAGATTCTAATACCGTGTTTATAACCATATTAGCTTTAGCTTCGCTAACAAAGTTATTTTTAAAAACAGACTCATATAACTTGTATTCTTTTCCTAATTCAGTATTAACAAAATGAGATTTAATTATTTTTGATGCAGGCGAATCTTTACCTGATAAAATATCTGAAGTGATCTGTCTTGTTAATAATTCAAATAGTATACCTGTATTTTTTGTCCTATTATGTTTCATCAATGTGTTTTTTATAAATATATATAAATATTAAGGTAGTAACTGAGAATCATCTAGTAATGACTCTTTATTTTTGTCTGATTCAAAAATCATTACTTTGCGTTCTACTTTCATATTCTCTAATAATTTTCTATTTTGGAAATATGATTTTTTAGTTCCTTCTAATGCTAGAGGTGAACCACCTTTATAATTAGTTTTACCGAATGATGGTTGATCATCTTTCTTCATAGCCGCAACTCCCAATCTATCTCTACCAAAAGCATTACCCTGAGTATTTATATCTGAGGCTTTTTCTTCAGGACGTCCTAAAGTAGCTTTCTCATTATATCCAGCAGGAACATCATCCGTGTTATTATATCTTCCAGTACCATATAATGTTGCTAAATCGTGAGGTGTACCATATGATTTACCTGTTTCTAATGGATCATTTCCTTCTTCTGATATTTGTTTTAATCTGAATCTACGTTTTGCATCTTCTATGTTTAAATCTCTCATTTCACCAAATTCACTTTCACTTAAATGGAATACGTTAGTGTAAACCCAATCAGATGGTAAAACATCATTTTCAAAAATAGTTACAGCTAAATCTACTTTTTCTTTTAAAAGAGATAAACGTTCTTGGTCATATATAATTGAAGGAGTAGTAAGAGATAATTTAAAATTAGTTAACTGTTCACCATCATATCCTTGTGTATATAAATGGATTAAAGCAATTTTTTCAAGTTCGGATAATATTATTCTCTGTATTCTATCAATTGTACGAGCAAATCTAATATCTTCAGCTGCTAATGTTGCTTTTCCAGTTAAATCTTTTTCATAACCCATAAAAGCTTTTGGAACTTTTAAGGCAGCAAACATTTTATCTCTTAAATACTCAACATCCTTAATACCATCATACTCTAAACCTTTTGAAGTATCAATTTTAGTAGTTGCATCATTTCCACGAACTGGAATGTAGAAATCTTCCATCATATTCTGCATGTTGTACTTCAAATTATACTCTCCAGTTTCAGGATCAATATATGGAGTACGTTTCATGGCAGAAATTGTTTTCTGCATAAATGTTTCTACTTCATTTGGTGGAATGCCTCCAATATTAATGTAAAATACACGTTTTTCCGGCGCTCTAACTATTCTATGGATAAGCATGCTATCTTCCATTAAAGAGTATTGTTTATATAATTTACGCGCTGGTTCAATATATGCTCTTCCGTAAGGTAAATAATTTACATCTGATAACAACCTAAAGTGGGCCATTTCATAATTGTCAAAATATATTCTATTAGAATTAGTAGGTTGATTTGGTAAGTTATAGTAACCATAACTACCTCCAGCAAAACCATCAGGTGAAAATGCATACCTTATAGATGCAGGACTTGCTTTATCATATCCTTCTTGTCTTTCAATATGATATGCAGTGTATGGAATAATATTATATACTCCAAATTTATCAGCTATTTCTAGTTTTAGGAAAAAGTCACCATATTTACACATTTGTCTTACCCATGACCACATATTAAATTCTATATTTAATACATCATAAAATAAGTTATATAATATTTTTTGAACGTCTTCATCACTACTTACAATTTGTAATACTTCTCCTTGTTCATTTTTTAATGTACTTTCATCTGCAATAATATCTAGAGCAGAGGCTATAATAGCATCAGTATCCATAACATCATATTCAGAATACATTTGTGTTCTTAAATATTGATAATTAAGATTGAATTGAGCTCCATATAAAGATGATGGGTTTGTGCTGCTATATATTCGATTAAATCTATCTTGGAGTGAATTAGTTTCAATTTCTCCAGTAGTTTGGATGTGATTAACATCTATTACACGAACGTTATTTCCTCCTTGGTTCCTAATGATTACATCCGAAGAAAATAACCTCTTTAATCTTGTAAATACACTTTTATCTGCCATTTTTGTTTATTTTATCTTGTTAACCATGTTAAATCTTCGCTTTGGCCCTTTATATTCATAGAATATGGATTATCTGTTCCTCTTGCGAAATATGCTCCTTGGTATTGACTTTTCCCGGTTGAAAAATTATTTAATGCGGTTCTAGTTAAATCTAGACCTTGTTGTTTAAATTTAAATGCTGTATCTCTTAAAAACATAGCAATAGAAAATGATGTAATTAAATCATCATTATATCCTTGTTGAGCTTCAGCTCTACCATTTTTCCAAACAAATACTTTCATTTCTTCTAATAA